GTGTAAGCAATTACGATATATCCCCTCGTAATTTGGTTCAATTGCTCAAATATATAATATTATACAACCACCATAAAATCATGGTGGAGGCGGTTATGTAGTAGAGTGAAACTCCAGCGAAACTTGGCTGGATAACAAAAACTAATAAATGGTAAGAAAGGTTAGAAAGAAAATATACTACGGGTGGCGCTTGCTAGTAGGTTAGCGCCTCTTGATACCATTCCGTAGTTGCCTGGGAGCATTGCTCCAACCCCAGTGGCTGCCTGTATGATACGAACTATACGCTGCCAGAAATTATCGTTGTCGTAGTATGGAACGGCAATCGGTAATTCCGTGGCGATTCTGCTGTATAGCTCTAAGGCTAGAGGGTCGTGGGCTGGTGATGCGCTGGAGTATTCATATAACACGCTGTTAGGTGCTACCTTGTATTCCACGCAAGACCATGTCTTGAAGATGCATGATTGGTCGGCTGTGACGCCTGAGACCTTAATCAATATGGCATCCATGCTACCAAGACCTGGGAAACGTCCTTGTAGTTGGACGAAGTCACCAGTGCCTGCTGTTGGTGTTGTGACAGGCATGTCAGCATAACCCTCGATGATCGGGTTAAACTCTACATCTGGCTGCTGGTTGGTACTGTAGGAGTACGCACCAGCGTTGAATGGGCCAATGTATCTGTCGTTGTTGGTAGCATTCAAACCCTGAAGGCCAGTGATCGTCTTATGGTACGATGTGGCTTGAGAATCTGCTAAACCGAGTGGCATCTTCCATACCTCAACACTGCCAGTCCATGTCATCGCATTAGTCGTTGGTATGAGTTCAGCACATAACGAGATGTGTCTAAACCCATTGACTATGTCGGCTGAATTGACTGCTGCTGGTCCAAATAGACCAACAAGATCGGCATAAGGGACACCGACCATGTTGTCAGCTAGTGCCCAAGTGCCGCCTGGTGAGAGTTGACCAAAGTAGTAAGCTTGGCCAGGTACGGGTGCTACAAGGAAGAAGTAATCGCGACCAGCTGTGAGTGTCACATGGTTGACCATTTTGTGACGCTTGATGAGCGTTCTGCCGGTGAAGGTATCTGGGATACCGGCTAACTTCTCAACGCTGAAATCGGGTGGTGCATAAGCACACTTCAAGAAAGACAAACCATCGTTGGTGATTTTGGGTGCTTTCTGACCGATTTTGCGAGATCTTCTCTTACGCGGCCTGGTTGTCATGGCCGTCATTGTTCTCATTAAGTTGGGGTTGTTACGCGATAGAACCGGACCTTTGTTGCGGATTCTTCGCTTAATTTTCTTTCTTATGGTAGTGATGTCGCTTATCTTGACCATTTTACTACGTAATAAGTAATAAGGAAAATTGCTAATAGGGAAAATAAAAACTCTATTTTATAATCTTTTGGGATCTGTTGTTAGTGGCGTAGTGTCTAAACACAATTGAACCATACTTGTATTCGATGTAGGACTGCTGACTATTGTCTCATCTAATGTTGTCAAATCTAAGGTGTTGTAGTACAACTCGAGTTCGAGTTGTTGTTGTATGCTAATACCAAATGCCAGGTAGAAGTCGACTCTGGCGTTATTAGTTATCACGTCGCTGAGATCTTCAGTAATGACTCTAAACTTAACATCCTCGGACAATGTGATTTCCTGTTCACTTGCTGTCGCTAACATGCGGCAGAAAGAGGACAGTACTGGGACACCCCTGTTACAGGAGTGCTCACAACGTCCGATGGATGCAAGCCATCTTCTAAATAGATCTGTTCTGGAGTAGTTCTCCTCTATACACACTGTGGAACGTTCTATCACGCGCTGGGGGGATCTCACCATCAACCAACCGTTTGTGGTGTTGATTGGATTACACTGACAGAAATCGATATTCTGGAAGTACTCAGCTTCAGCATATGTAGTGCCAAATCCAAGAGATTCCAGTGACTTCAAGTCTATGTATTTGTGGTCCGCTCTTTCTATGAAGACGACTGAGTCATCTCCATCAACAATTATGCGCTTATCAGGAATGTGTGATAACCAGTATGATATTATTGCGAAGTTAGTGCATGAATTACCAAGTGAAGTGTTTGCGTCACCAGATGCTCTAGTGCCATCAACTGTGTAATGCGTACCATTTCTGGACGCACCACTATTGATGACCTGGGCATCTAGCAACTTGGCGAAGTAATCATCGCCAGGGTAAAACTTCTTATAGAATTCATGTTCTCGCTTAATCCATAGCCGGTGCTGCCGAGAGTCAAACCTAGAGTGGTCGAGAAGTATAGCAATGGGATCATTAAAATCATCCCAAGCTTCTCGTAGTAATTGCGCTTTCTGATATTGGTTTAATCCTTTAGCAGAAATGCGTCTCTTATACCCGCGTTTGAAGACGAATTCTTCAACGGGCATAAGATAGCGCTGTATCTCTAGATTGTATCTCGGACTGCGGGCTTGAATAGCCCGCGGTGCTTTTACAGTCACATCATTCATTCTCTCATTCTTAACGAACATCTTTAAAGATGAGTCCTTCTTATTTAGAGGTTTGTGGTTGAGGCTCAGTAAGGCGCTCATATAAACCTTTCTCTTTGAAGGACTTTTCCTAGCTACTACTTCATACCGATTGAGAGGTAAGAGCTCTTTAATGGGCTCCGTCTCGTCAATGAATTGTTCGAAGAGATGGTAGGCTCTTTCTACAAGGGCCTTCTCCTCTTCGTTTACAATTCCATCTTTCAGCCAATTAGTATTGGTCTGCAGATGACGGTTGTTCATAGCTAGTAATTCGTTACAATCACAACGTTTGTTAGTGTATATGGGGCGTGCGTGTCTTAGGTATAGTCTGGTATTAGATATTGCATCTGGTTGTATGCAACACCTGTCTAATTTCCTATCTAATGGGGAAGTTATTTTGGCTAGTCCTATATCGATACTTGAATTATTAATTAGTGCGCTTTGACACTGACAAGTCGCAGTGTAGCGCTCTATTTTACCTTATCCACCATACTAGGGATCACGACTTTAGGCGCAGATGTAACGCCTAGATCCTGCATAGTCGTGCTCAGCTTAGTACGCATACTATGTAACACGGATTTCATACGTGAATCGTTCTTCTGTCTCAATTCACCGCGTGTTAAACCTGATAGCGCTTGGATGCGCTTAAGCATAATTTCGTCATCTGCCCAATCTGTTGACATATTTATGAGCAGCATGTGTTCATCAATTATTATGGATATAATATCTATCATATCCTGCACTCTGACGAACACATTCTCCTTCTTCGCTCTCCTCCGGATAAGATCTCTTATAACGCAGAAATTGTTTATCTTATAGTCCTCAAATGCTGTTTCAACAGCGATTTCATGACCATATAACAATTTAGCGCCTTCAGTGATCCTACCAAAAGTACGGATACCATAAACGTTGTTGTCTCTGGTGGTCCGGTCTAGTTGTTTCTTGAGGAGCGAATCGTTGAGTTCTTTCTGTTGGTTGTTGAACTCATGGATGGCCATTGAGCTAAACTCTGTGTCGAGTCTATCCTCTTCAATGGTCTTGGCGTATGCTTTTGCGTCTTGCCCGGTAGTTGGTACCTGTGGGGGCATGACGCCAGGTTGTATAGTTGCGAAGCCTCTGTAGGGCTTAGGTGGTTGCAGCTTGGGTGGATTAATAGTGTGGCCCAGTTTAACACGTTTCTCCGTGTTCTCTGTTGCTCGATAAGCGGCAACAGATGCTGTGTCTTCAGCAATTGTTGGTTCTGGGTCCATCCACGCAGATAAGTGTGCAAAGCGATTGCGCAATGCTACATCAGGAATGAATGCCTTATGGGATGGCTCAACGGGTGGTGTTACGTCTGTTGTTGTCGTGAGCTTCATCCTTTGTGGCATGGCCATTGGTTGTTCTTTCACGGCGGTGACTCGCGTCTCCGTCTTAACCAATTCTGCCATGCTCGGCCCAACATCCATCGGGACAGGTGTTGTTCCAGGTGAATGTGGGTTGTAGCTGGGTAGAGCTGCGCTCTCACGCCTCGGGGAACCGGGGCTGTAAAAGGTCTCCATCTGCGTACCGGTGTACGGTACAGTGCCAGCTAATTCCTGTGGATACAGATTTCCTGTATCCGGCTGCATAGGTAATGACATTAGTGGTCTTACACGGTTGCCTCCTAATGTCGTTGGGCGGTTCTTCTTAAATACCTCGTAAGGTTTTATGTGGGCAATATAGTCTGGGTAAGATGTAGATAATCTTAAAGATCCATCCAGACATATATCGAACCATCTGCGTGTCTTGCCTGTAGGCAGCACGACAGCATTTAGGATGGTTCTTTTGGCCCAACATTTACCGGCTGCTATTGGTATTAACAGCTTGCCGTCTATCATGTTGATGACACTGATAGGTTTAAGGTTTCCGCTTGGTCCGGCTGTGCCATGGACCCCACACCAGACATTGAACACACCCGGAGCTGTCGATGATTCGACATAGACTCTACAGGTGCAGACGTTGCTATCTGATCGACCTAAATGTTTAGGATTTGTATTCATTTTACTATTTATTTGTAGGGTA